TGTCGCGAGGCACGCGCAACGTGCACCTCGTCTGGGAGGCCGGAGCCGACACCAGTCTGCTGGACCATCACCGATTGTGGGGTCCTTTGTGGCGTGGGGAGACCATCAGCTGGGAGAGCTTCCAGTGCCCCCCCCTCCGCACGCACGGCTATGTGGACTTGGACCATCGCGCCGGAGGTGAGGTGCTCGAGAAGGAGCCCAACGCCCCCGCGGAGTTCCGCGCCCTCTGGAGTTTACGAGCGGACGTCGAAGCGGAACCGGCCGTGAGCCTGATCGAGCCGGCCGACTTCGAACCCATCTGCCGCACGCATCTCAGCGCCCCCCGCGGCATCCTCTGCACTCGGTACTTCGAACCGCTGCAGAGCAAGGATGCAATGGAGTTCCAGTTCGAAGGCCGCACCAGCAACCAGGTGCGCGACACACGCGGGGACGGCATGGTGAACCACCTCTTCGCGAAGCAGAACTCCGCTGATGACACTCTGCTCGGCGCCTCGGTCCTCAAAAGAATGCGTTTTCGTGACGCCAAATCCAACGAAAACCACACGAGGGCCCGCGCCATGTTGGGGTCCCACCTCTGGGGCAACTTCCGGGCTCGCCTCAACCTGCCGGAGGAACCTGAAACCCTCGACGAACGGCTGCTCAACCAGTGTCGGGAGGAAATGTTCGAGAAGAAGTGGGAGACCCCCCTCAACACGCTCAGCAACAATCGCGACCGCTGCGACCCTTTCACCCCAGAGAACAGTGCGAAGATATTCGCGAAGGCCCAGGACAAGGCCAAGCGGTCCACGATTCTGACAGCCGTTCTCGACCCAGTCGGCGCCTGGTGGTCATCGGACGAGGAGCTGCCCAAGGTCAAACCTGGTCAAACCCTGGCCCTGTTCCCGGACCAAGTCCTGCTTCGCCTGGGGCCATACACTCGGTATCTCCACCGGCGCATGCTGGAGCTGCTGCCCCCGCACATCTTCCTCTTCGGCGGACAAACGCCCACGGACCTCGACGAGTGGTGCAAGAAGTGGGCCATCCGCGG